TCATGCTGCCAGTGACGCCATAACAATAACCCGGCACCAGCGCCGAAGAATTCGCAGCACGCTGTAGCCCAATGGGAGCGGAATAGACCAGGATGTGCCGCTGTTGGAGCCATCATTCGATGCGCCCAATGTTCCAGGCACCACCGTCACATACGTCGCGAAACCCGCTTGGTCGATAGGCCCCGGAATGACCAGGGTTGCGGCAGATGACTCATACGGGCGGTTTACGATCACCAGCAGCTCATGGTTCGGATCATCGCCAATCGAGGGCAGTATCAGCCGCATGGACTCATATTCCCCGGTCATTTCGATCTCAACTAGCCGCTGGCCAGTTGGGACATTGTGCGCGTCGCCGCTGCTGGGAACCTCGCCGTCACTACTGTAGGTGATGCCGTTACCGCCGCCTCCCGGCTCAGGAGTCGGCGGCTCGCCCGTATACACCGGTAGGCCCCAGTCGGCGGCAGAGGCAGTGCCCGTAGCGAGATAGTGCTCCTTGGTCGAGGTGTTGATGTAGTGCGCCCCGAGACTTGGCGGCGCCGCTGCTGGCGCGCCTGCGCCGGTCACAATGTGTTGTTTGTCAGCCATGGTTAAACCCCCTTCAAGTAATTGCCTTGTCCATCGGTCAAACGGTTACCGCCCTGGTCGACAAGCAGGTCAGTCTCGGGCGGTTCCGGTTCGCCTCCTTCTAGAGCCGCAACACGCTGCTGCAGGTCCAGCACCTGGACCGCCAGCGCCTCGGCCTGAGAGGCCTTTGCCACCAGGCTGGCGATGGTCCCTGCTGTCGGGCCACATAGAACCCAGTCCCCGGCCACGAATGCGCCGGCTTGGGTGCTTTCCTGCTGTCGCACCAGGGCGATGCCACCGCCCGGTGCAGCGGTCGCCTTGACGATCTCCACACGCGTGCGCTCGCGGATGTCGAGGGAGTCCGTCAGGGTGAGCAGGTAGAAGTCTTCCGCCGCCATCGGAAGGCGGGCCGCATCGGCGGCCGCGATGGGCAGCGTGCTTCCAGCTGGAGCCAGTGGGCCGGTCAGCTGGATGAAGTAGTCGTTTACGAATCTCTGCATGGGATTACCTACGCGAAGTTGACGGGCAGCTGCTCACCCACTGCCACCTCGCCCGTGATCGGGTTCCAGCTGCCGTACAGCGGCGAGGTGCCGGAAACCAGGAAGGTGCGAGGATCGACCCCCGAGGGGTGCGCAGTGGGGCCATAGAGCTGCTGATTGCCGGTCCCCGCCCCGGTGGTGAGCAGGCATATCAGGTGGTTGCTGTAGACCCACGGCCGGGCGCTGAGGCCGCGCTTGCCGTCGAAGCTGCCCACAACCAGGTTCAACATTGCCCTGGTGTTCGTGGCGCGATCTTCCGGGTTGAGTGGCAGCTCGAAGAGCATGTGCGGTGCGATCCGGCTGCCAAAGGGCTGGAAGCCCAACAACTGGCCGATGGCATCAGAGACGCTGGTGTCCCAGGTCTCGCCGTTCAGCTCCAGGCGATACGTCGAGCGCCCTTCATACGGAACGAGCGAGATATCGCTGGCCCGTCCAGTGCCCTCATTCCGCCGCTCAACGTGATAGTGAATCGTGGCGCTGTCGAAGGGCTCACCATCGACTAGGAGCGAAATTTCGTAATGCTCGTCGTAGGTGTTGGTAATGAGCGTGTGCCAGTCGTAGAGCCCCGCAGATGAAGAGGTCGACTCAAGCAGACACTCGGTGTGAGTGGCGTTGGGGCCGTAGTGCTGGCGGGTCTGTGCAGGCGTCACTGCGGTGGCACTGCCGGTATGGGAGTTCTGCTCGTCCAAGCTGTAATCGGCCTTTAGCTCGATCTTCCCGATGTCACCGTTAGGCTTGAACCAAAAGGCAAGTGGAAAGCGAATGCTGCAGGAGCGCGTCCCCTCCCAGTATCCGAACTCATTGACGGGCAGACCTTCGCTCACTGGCAGAAGCACGATGCTGTAGGCGTCAATAGAGCGCACAAAGTCTTTTGGGCAGGAGCCGGAGTCAGGCTCCCATCGCTCGCTAATCGTGGCCTCCGCGCTCCATCTCTTACGGACCGGACCCCAGTTATTGGATGCGCTGTAATCCCCTGCATCAGGCGCGCTTAGCACTTCGAGCCGCGCGCTGAATTCATCGCCAGGCTGGCCAGAGCCGGTGATGCGCAGAATAAGAGCGCCATTCCCTGCGGCTGGCAGTTCACTGCTACCCGCAATGTACAGCCCACGACCGCCGCTGGCGTCGACATCCCAGAGAACATTTGCTTCCTCGATCCAGGTATCTGCCGGACTGATCCCGACCAGCTCGACAGGCACCTGGACGGACTCTGGTTCCCAGGAGTCGGTGGATTTGCGAAGGCGCAGCTCACCGAAGCGCGTGAGAGTCAAAGGCTGGACCAAGGTGCTGCCGTTGATTGCGAATGCAGGGGCCTGGACCTTCCAGACGTTGCCAGGGGCTACCGCGTACAACCATTGGCACGGCCTTGCTCGCTGGGCGCCGTGCAGCAGCACCTGTCCACCGTCGGGCGAGACAATTACCTCGTTTCGCCAGGTCCACCCGCGTATGGCGTCCTGCGCCGCCTCTTCAGGGGAGCGTTCGATTGGCGCAACATTTGGCACTTTCAAGCGCCAGGACCAGCCGGGAACCCCACTGGCACCGTACCCCTCGCGGGTCTTGCCATTCGGCAGTCGCAAGGTGCCGCCCGTGATCTTGCCGTGCCAGGGGCAGCCCCAGGCGCTGACCTTGGTCAGTTGCTCAATCATCGGCGGGCTCCAGGTAGCGGAATTGTGCCTCGGCGTTGTTGGCGTCTTCGAAGGTCACGCTCTTGATGGGCTTCAGCTCCATAACGTAGACGCCATCGGAGCTGTACAGATACTGGGTGCCCCAGGTCTCGCGGCTGGTTTCGGTCAGGGGGCTGGCAATACCTCCCCCGGTCGAAGCGGCGGCGGGCTCCTGGTAGTCCGCTCGGCCACGCTGTGCCGCGAGCGAACCCCGTGGCTCCAGAGTTTTCAGTTGCCTGCTCGGTGCGGCGCTTCCGCCAGTGAGGGCGCGCAGGTCCGCGACAATCGAAGCGCTGCGCGTGGTGTTGGCTGCCATGTGTCAAAGCTCCAGCAAATCGTCGGGGATGCCGACGCGATAGATGACGGAGACGGGAACCTCGCGCTCGTCGCGCAGGCCGGCGTCAATCTCCGGCGCGGTGATCGTCATGCGGCGCGGGAACTCTTCCAGGCTCGGGTTGATATCGTCGTCGCGGTCGTCGTAGTTCCCCGCGAATCCGTCCAGGGCGTCGTCGTATATCGGGCTTTCGTTGCGCAGGCCCAGCTGGGTGGCCAGCGGTTCGTGGACGAAATCGGCCTGTGCGACATCCACGGCTGGCTTGGCCGGTGGTATCAGAGGATCGGAAGCGCCGCCGCCCCGCATTACGGCGATGGCCAAGGTAGTGATGGCGGTGCCGGCGTCGAAGTCATACTCATCGACGATGCGGCGGCACTTGCCGCGCACCTTCACCTGGTCGCGCAGTTCAAGCGTGTGCACCAGGTCGCACCCGATCCCCATCGGCGTTGGTACTTGCCAGCTCACGGTGGTGCCGCGATGTGCGCCAATGACTGAGACGGCTGCACGCTGCAAGGTGCAGCGGAAGGCGGCCTCGCGGCGCTCGTCGTCCACCAGGTCGATGGCTCCCGGATCACCGGAGTCGAACTCATCGCTCTCCCAGGACTCACTGCGGCCGTCGTCGATCTCGAAAGCGGCGCTCTGGCGGCTCAGAACCTGAACCTCGCTGGCACCCTCAAGCCCGACCTGGGTTCCCAGGAGAACCGCATAGCGCTCGGTGATCGGCTGCACCCAGCGGCGACCACCTGTCCAGGTCGCACCCAGCACCAGGTTGGGATACTTGTTAGTCCAGCCCTGGCCAGTGCCGCAGGGGTCGCCATTGGACGGCGGGAGCCGGTTGTACTCCGCGTCGGCCAGCAGCTTCATCCCGGCGCTGGAGGTCGCCTGCTCGATCATGTCGACGTCGGGCAGGTCGCTGGACTGCGGCCGCCAGTGACAGAAACCGCCCACGCCACCCAGCCCGCCCGTACCGGGGTGCTCCCACGAGTAGTGGTCGTGGCGCTCCCATAGTCGGCTATATCGGTAGTCGACGTTCAACTCCACGCGGTTGGTGGCGCTTTGCGCCTGGGCCAGCTCGACGTTGACGGTCTGGTAAAGCGTGCTGCCCTCGGCGAAGACGAAAGCCGGGGCCTGGGAGTACCAGGAGGTCACGCGGATCACGCCATCGGTGCTGACGTCCAGGGCCGCTGGCACCGTGCTCAGGCGCTCGGTGGTGTAGTCGAAGCGGCTGCGACCCTCCGCAGCCTCGAAGACGTCGGGCGACCAGGCGCCTCCCACCAGGGCGTCAACCTCGTCAATCTGCATCTGCTCGATGCGCTGCTGCAGCTTGTCGCTGCAGGTGATTTCCATCACCCGGTTGACCGCATCCCAGCGTGGCTCAACGGCCACGCCGGTATATCGGCGGGCGGTGGTCGTGGTGCCGCCTGTCTCGCTGATGAAGTCGACCATCACAGCGTCACCGCCCAGGTCGGTCGGAACCGATGCCCCTGGCGGGTAGTACAGCGAGAAGGTGGCAACGCCTGCCGCGCCTTCCTCGCGGTCAATCTGCATGCGGCCGGTCAGGTTCCCGGCTACCTGCGCGCCGCCGATCAGCACCGACACCCACCAGCGGAACGCATAGCCGGAAGCCGGCACGCCCAGCCCTGGTGGCTCGGGCGGCTGGATAACAACGGGCTCACCTGGCGCCTGGCCAAGCACCAGCGCTCCATTGAACGTGACCGAGTTGAACGGCGCGCCGAACATCAGATTTCCTCCGCGCTCAGCGACCAGTCATAGAGCCCACTGGCCTCGTCGAACTCGTAGGTCAGACCAGGTGTGAACACCACCAGGCGCGGCAGCCAGAACACGCGGTAGGCGGTAGCTCCGGCGACCGCCTGCAGCTCGGCGCTGTCGCCGTTCATGAGGACAGCCACGTCCAGCCATTGGCCACCAGCGAACGCCCATCCCCAGGGCGCCACATCGGGACGGCGTTGTGCGGCGGGCGGGAGGACGAATTGCCGGCCAGTGCCAATCATCGCGCGAGGGGCAACGCACAGCAGCTCAAGCGGCTGGCTGACATCGAGGGCGAACAGACCGGGGTCAAGGTTGCCGGCCCCGCTGGCGGTGGTCGCGGTCTTGCCCCAATTGGTCATCTTGATCCCGGTCCCGCCATTCAGGCGCAGCGCGGTGCTGCCGCCGATAGGCTCATAGCTCTGGCGGATCGGCCCGGCGCCCGCGTGCTGGATGATCGAACGTCCGCCCAGGACCAGAGGCGTTGGCATGTTGCTCATATCAGCCCCTTCCAAACTTGATGCGGGCCTTGCGCAGGTCCTGTTCGAATCGCTGGACCTCAGACGGCGAGCCTTCAAGGGCGTAGGAACCACCCCACGGCACGGCGAGGTTGAGCGGCTGACGCTCGCCGCTTCGTTCCATGGCTGGGAGGTTGGGGATGTAGGGCACCAGATCGGCCCGACCTGGCAGCTCACCCGTTCGGTTCATGTGCTCCAGGTTCATCGCCCCCAGGCGCTGCGCTGCCCGAGCCTGCAGCATGTATTCCCCACGCGAGGCATTCACCCGGATGCTGTCACTGGTGTAACTACCAGGACCATCGATCCAGCCGCCTGCCGCGCGGTTCACGCTACCGTCAGCTCCGTCGAGGACTTTGCCGGCGCTCTTCTCGCTGCTGGCGACACCGGGGTCCACCCCGACGTAGTTGATCGGAATGACCATGTACTTCTTCAGTCGGTCGGCCAGTGCCAGCGCCTGGGACTCCAGCTCCTGGATGCTCTTCTCGTCACCGCTGAACTCAATGTTCACGCGCTTCATCGCCTCGGCCTTGGCGACGATTTCATCCATGTCAGCCTTGATCACGGCGAGGCGGGCCTTCTCGTTGCCCTCAATGTTTGTGGCGGCCTGATTGGCGATGGTGCCCAGCTCGTCGGCGATGCCTTCCAGCCCATAGCCGTTCTCGCCCGCGTCCTTCAGCTCGCGCAGCACCTTGGCCGCGTCGCGTGCTTGGCGCAGCGCGTCATCGTTGCGCCCCTTCTGCAGCGACTGGCGGGCACCGGCCTGCAGGCGGTACACATCCGACAGCGAGGCCTGACCCTGGGGCGCCGCGCGCATATCCTTGGCCAGGTCGGTGAACTCTTTGGCCACCGTCTCGCGCTGTTTCTTCGCAGTCTCCAGGCGCTTGTTGGCCGCGTCGTACATGCGCATTTCAGTCGCTAGCGCGGTCTGGAGCTTGGCCAGGTTGTCAGCCCTGATCTTGTTCATGTTGTCGTTGTGCCGCTTCTCGCCCGCTTCCTGGGCCTCGGCTGCTGCAGCCTGGTCAGCGCTCATCTGCTGCAGCGCCTCGCGGTACTCGCGGGCACGCTTGGCTGCTGCCAGTGCCTCGTTGCTGACCGGGGCCGTAGGGCCGTCGCGCTTCATGTCGTTGCGACTGGTCAGCTCCGCTTGCTTGCGGTAGTGCTCTTCCGCCAGGCGCAGCGACTCGGCGTAGGCCTTGCGCTGCTCATCGTCCATCCGGGCGAGTGCCTGCGTTGGCTGGATCACCACATCGCCGTACTTGGCCGTTGCCGTGATGGTGTCGTTCAGCGCCTTCTCGTAGTCCAGCTGGCTCTTGGTGAGTTCCTGGTTCTGTTTGTAAAGGTCGTATAGCTCCAGGAGATTGCTGCCGGTCCAGGCAACTAAGCCCAGGGCTAGGGAGCCCTTTGCCACAGATGCCCAGCCGGCGACAGTTTTCAGCGAGGCCGCCAAGGTGCCAAGCTGGCCGACGAGGGAGGAGATACCAGGACCTGCACCAGGCAGAGCAGTGAGAGCCGCCTTGAGCATGATGAGCGGGTCTTTCATAGCAGTCGCGACTTTTGCGCCAGCGAACAACGCGGCCCCTACAAGGCCAAGGCTTAGGATCGTCACTTGCATTGACTTTGGTAGCTCACCAAATAGCGCAAGAATCTTCGTGCCAAAGTCCAGAACTGGAGCGAATGCCTCAGCAGCCTCGCCGAGCTGCAACTTGAACTCCCGCCAAGAGGCATTGAACCGATCCAGCTCAGCCTGAGGCGTGTCGGCCATTTTGGCGTAGGCCGCTTCCATCGAGCCGCCAGCCTCGCCCATTGCCGTCACTTCGGCGCGCATTTCCCTGATGTATTGCGTGAGGCTCAGCACTGCGGTGCGCGCCTCTACGTCCGGGATGATCTGCCGCATTGCTTCCAGGCCGAGCTTCCGAGACGCGATGTCTTCCAGGGTGGCGGTGAGCCCCTTCCAGGAGATGCCCATCTCAGCCAGCTTCTTCTGCGCGTCCGGTGTCGGCGCCGCCAGGGCGTTGATGGCGCCCTTCAAGGCCGTCGTGGCCTGGGGCGTCTTGATCCCCGCAATGGTCATCCGAGCGATTGCTGCCGCGACCTCATCGAACCCAACGCCAGCGGCTTTGGCGGTGGGCAGCACATCACCGATGAACTGCGCCAGCTCCGGGAAGGTAGTAACGCCATCCTTTACAGCGAGGAACATCTGGTCATAGCGCAGCCCCAGATTCTCGATGCCTTCACCATAGGCGTTAACGATGGCCAGGCCGCCCGCTGCGGCGGTGCCGGTCTCGGTCATCCCTGCAATGGCCGCCTTGATGGACAGTTCCAGGACCTTGATACCGTTGTCCTCGGAGACACCAGACGACAGGATGTCGTTGAGCGCCTCGGCCGACTCGGTGGCATCGCGACCATAGGCGACAGCCAGATCCCGCACGTCCTTGGACATTTCCTTAAGTTGGGGGCGTGTCAGGTTGGTGATGGAGTCGACCGCAGCCATTGCCTGGGCGAACTTGGCGTAGAACTCCAGGAGCTGCTTTCCGCCGTAGAGCAAGGCGCCGAGTCCTGCCACTGCCAGGCCGGCCTCGATCTGCACCTGGCGCAGCGAACCTGCCCAGCCAGTAGTCTGCTGGGTCAGCTGTTCGGTTCGTTGCTGCAGGTTGATCTGCGCTTGGGCCAGTTCAACCGTGGACAGTTGCCCGTCGCGCTGCAGGAGAGCGTACTGCTGCCGGAGTTTCTCAATCTCGGCACGCACCTCGCGATGGGGGCGCACCCCGAGGGCCTGACGCGCCCCAGCAATCCGCGCCTGCTGGTCGGCCGCAGCGCTGGCTTGTGCCAAATCTTCCGAGAGGCGCTTCTGCTCGTTGCTCAGATAGTTGGTGTCGACACCTGCAGACTTGAGCGAGGCGGACAGCTGGGCGAGCTGCGACTTCTGACCGCTGATCGCTTGCTCAAGCGTTTTGGCCTCAGCCGTGGCGGCGCGATAGGCCATCTGCTGGGCTTTGGTGGGCTTCTCGGAGGCGATCAGCTCGTTAGCCAGGTCGCGGACGCGATCCCTCACGTCATTGAGCTGCTTGCTGTTCTCGACTAGGCTCGCCTGTAAATCGCGCACGGACGCGATCTGATTCAGTGGGCGCCGCAGCTGCTCCACCAGGGCCGAATAGCCGGCCTTGAACTGCTGCAGTTCGTTGCGGCCCTGACTGGCATCGACACTTACTGAGAGACGGACATCAGTCATGAAGGTTTACCACCTAGTAATTCCGATTGCAGTCGTAGCCTGCTTTTCTCCCAAGGCCGCAACTTGGATAGTGGCGATTGGGTTCATAGTGCTCATGTCGCTAGTGATCATGGGAGTGTTGGTCTCCCCACTAGTCCCCAAGGAGAAGGCGAAGAAGGAGGACTAGCTGCCAGCCTTCATCCGCTCTGCCGCTTCAATTGCCTCGTCCACGGCTGACTGCCACGTCCCCCAGGGGTAATCCCACACCCCTGTATGCCCCTGGCGAATCAGGGCACTAGCGTTTCTTTCGAGCCTTCGGAGAGCTTCCCGAGGACTTGTTTCCCCACCTCCACGATTCGCTCGCGCAGGACGAAAAAATCCGTGTTCACCTCGCGGGTGGCTTCGAACACCTTGCGCAGCTGGCTGGGCGCCAGGTCATCCAGCTGGTCGACATCGAGGTCAGTCATAAGGGCCAGCTCGGTGAGGCTGATCTCCGGCAGGAGCGTGCTGCTGATCACGTCGCTGCTGTCGCCCTCGGCCATCATCTTGAGAAGGTGGCGAATCTCACCCACCGTCAGCTCGCGCACTTCCACGCTGATCTCGCCCAGGGGAATGGTCTTTGTTAGGGCCATGCTCATATTCGGGAACTCCAGGAGCCGGCCCCTTGCGGGGCCGGGAGGGTGGAAGGCTTACAGCCAGTCGATGCGGTAGAAGGGCGACTCGCCCACCGGGCGGGTGGTGTCGGCCAGCACTTCGCCCTTGGAGAGCAGCTTGCCGGGGTTCTCGGCGTCGATCAGTGCCAGCTCTTCTGCAGGCGGCGCCTTCCAGCGCCAGATCGTCACGACCACCGGGCGACCGCTGTCGGCTTCGTTGAGGCCGTCCAGGACCAGCTTGTACTCGGCGCCGGCCTCCACGATGGGCTCGATGCGGAGCGCCTTGGTGCTGGTGTACGCGATGGTTGCCGGGGTCGGCTCGGTGATGACCGCGCTGTCTTCCTTCACGCGGAAGCCAGCGGCCGACACCTCGACCTCGGTGAGGGGGACCGGAGTGCTGCCCTGGGTCTTGGTGATGACCAGGCTTTTCGGACCAGGGAAGTCAGTCACCACCAAGCTGCCCGGAATCAGGACGACCGCCTCGCCAGTGACGGTTTCCGGCTCCAGCTCGACGACCTTGCCCTGAGTGACCATGGCTTGGTTCTCTTCGGACCATTCCTGCATTTGCACGGTCAGGTCGACACCCTCAGGGGTATCAAGCTTGGCCAGGTTGCCGCCACCCACGCGGCGATGCTGTTTCCAGGAGATCGAGCTGGTGCGGTGCGCGATCTTGAATTGCTCGACGTCGCCCAGATCGCGCATCGGTGCGTTCTCGATGCCCAGGAGCTGGGCAGAGACGATGCCAATGCCCTTGAATACCTTGACTCCTGCCATGGGTTACTCCCCCTTCACTCGTTCGCCGACCTTGAGGTGCTCTTCGATCAGCTTTGCGTCGGCCTCGGTCACGGTGATAACCGCGTCCTTGGGGTGCTTGGTGCCGGCATGACGGTGCCCATTGTCGTGGGTGATCTTCACCTTCACGTCGGCCGGTTTGGTTTCCCCTGCCGAGGCGGGGGCCTTTTCTACTTTCATGTGTCCTCCTATCGGACTCGGGGGTGTTGAAACTTCACAGGCCAGGCCAGTACCCAGGCGGCGCAGTTGCGGCCTTCCAGCGCGGCGTTGTAGAGGTTCGCTGCACGCACATCCTTGGCGTCGATGCTGTCCACCAGCTCCAGGTCGTGTTTGGTTCCAGGGAGTGCCGCCTGCAGGGGGGTCAGTACGCGCAGCACGTTGCTTGCCCTGGTTCCCGCCTTGCCCTGGTCGCCGGCCAGGCCGACGACAACCACCAGGGCGGTGGCCACCAGCTTTCCTTGGCCGTTCAGGTTGAACTTGAGCCCCTCCAGGGCGACTCGGCAGGCCATGGTCCGCGTGGCGTAGCGCTCCAGCTCGGCGGCTACGAATCGACCGCCGTGCAGTTGCGTCTCGACCACCAGGCCGCTTGCCGAGAAAACACCCTCAGCCCAGCTCTTGATGCCATCCAGCACCTGGTCGGCTCGTAACTCACTCATCTGCCAGTTCCTCCAGGTAGTCCTCGATCAGGCCGACCACGTCATCCAGGTCCACACCCTCCAAGCCGAGGTATTCCCTTTGCGGAATACCGCGATCCTCGTCGCCGTACTGGTGAGTGGCGGCGTAGACCAGGGGGCTGCCCACCAGAACGCTGTCCCCCATGGTCTGGAACGTCATGCTGTTGACCAGGTGGTTCTCGCCCTGGAGCAGGCTTTGTCCGCTGTGCCGCGTTTCGGCGTACTCAGCGGACCACTCCGGCCAGGCCTGGCCCGATGGGCTGGCCTTGTCCACGGCGATCCGGCGCTGGGTCTGGCTGACGACCTCGGCACCGATGCTCTCCAGGAGCGGCAAGAGCGGCAGCTCGGCCAGGCGGTCAATCCGTCGAGCGAGACGCTTGTCCTCCAGGAGGTTGACGCTGATCGCCGCGCCGCTCACAGCAGCTTCCCGAATCGCTTGGGCTCAGCCTCGAAGTAGGCAAAGCCGCTGCTTTCCTGATCGGGCGGCGTGGCCAAGCCCAGGGACGCCTTGCCCTCGGCGACTCGGCGCAGGTAGCCCACCGCGTCCTCGTAGCGCTTGCGCTTCTCGTCAGTGCTGCTGGCACCGTCCGACGACAGCCGATACATGGCGATGTCGCAGCACGGCTGGATAAGGGTGGCCGGCTGCTCCGCCAGCGGTAGCCGATGCAGCACGCCCACATAAGCGTCAATTTCGGCGCTGGCACCAGCCAGCGCCTCATCGACCACAACGTCATCGAGCACGCCGTCCTGGTCGTCATCAGCGACGACCAGGAGGGCATCCATGCCCCAGCGCTTGATCAGCTCTTCGCGGGTGGCGTAGGGCATGACCGTTACTCCTGACCGCCTTCGCTGCCTTCACCTTCCGCAGGTTTCGCGGAAGAGTTGGCATCGTCGACTGACTGCCCTTCCTGGGAAGCCTCAGTGCCTTCCTTGGCGGGTGCCTTGGTACCGCCCTTACCGCGCGCACTTACCTTGGCATTCCCTTTTTTGGCGGGCGTTTTCTGCGCAGCTTTCACCTGGGGTTTCGCCGACTTCTGCGGTGCTGCTGCAGGAGCTGGTGCAGGTTCAGGAGCTGGTGCAGGTTCAGGTGCAGGAGCTGGTGCCGGTGCAGGCTCAGACGAAGCACCAGCCGGGACTGCCCCATGGCCACCAGACGGCTCTCGGTCGTCTTCCAGATCGCCATCCACCAAAGTGACGGTCAGCACCGGGTCGGCCTGGAGTCGCTCCAGCTCGGCCTCGGTGAATCGGTCGGCCGGGTGGTCGGTGGCCTGTTTGGGATGGGCTACGCCACAGCGCCGGTAGCCGTCCCGAGCGGACTTGATGCGCACGATCATGGCGGCGCCCCCTTAGGCCAGCTCGTTGCATACGAACAGCTCGGCAGTGCCGGCCCATTCGTTGCCGCCGTTTTCATCCTTGATCAGCAGTTTCCGGGCCGCAGCTTCCAGCTGCGGCGGTACTACCAGGAGGCCGGGGGTGATGTTCAGCGGGCGCCCGCCGTCGGCCTTGAACTGGCCCATGGCTGCACGGGCTTTGCCGTAGAACTCGCCGGTCAGCGGTTGCTGGCTGGCGTAGGCCATCTGCCAGAAGCCGAACCCAGCGTTGCAGCGGTAGCGGATGCCATGCACGAATTCGTCGTGTTCGAAGACGTGCTCGCTGTTCTCCGGGTTGGTCTTGCTGGTCAGCTCAGGCTTGGTGCGCTCCTGGAAGATGATCGGCTTGATGGCGCGGCTGACGTCCAGGAGATACCAGGTCGGCCCCGGATTCGCTGCGGGAATGTCGACGTTGCTGACCGAGGTCGCCACCCCAGTGCCGTCCACTTCCGGATATACCGGGTGATCGGTGTCGAAGAAGTTCTGGCCGTCGTAGCAGGCAGAAGTCATGCCGGCCTTCAGCGCTGCGAATACCAGCGCGTCGGGGTGATAGGCAGCAGCGCGTGCCATCTCGGTGAACATCGGCATATAGATGCCAGCCTGGTCATCCTCGATTGCGGTGCGCTGGATCGACACCGTGCTCTCGAAAAGCTTGTTGGCTACCTCGTAGCCTTCAGCCGTCATGGCCTTGACTACGCGAGCCCCCACCCACTCCTTGAGCATGGGGAACTGGCCCAGCCAGGCGTAAAGGTTCGAAGCGCTGACGCTGGGAACCAGCGTTGCAACCTGCTGCCACTTGGCTTTGGCCTGGTTGTCGCTGAGCGCCCGCTGGTACTCGGCGCGATAGCCTTTGAACAGTGCGGCCAATACGGCCGGCGTGACGGTAGTCGCCATGGTTACTTCACCCCCTTGGTGTTTTCGATGTACTGCTCATCGGTCCAGCCGAAGGCCTTGGCGGCCGCTTGCTCTTCCGCGTTGAGCGCTTTCTTCTCGCCCTGGTGCTCGCCATTGGGCGTGACGGGATCGATGACGGACGGCGCGTTCTTCACGAACTGGCGGAAGCGCTCCAGGCCGCCTTCTTCCTGACAGGCCGCGAGGTGGTAGTCCTTGGTTGCCGGGGTGATCTTCCCGATCTTGAGGGCGTCCTCGATCTCGGCATTGATCGCGAGGTTCAGCTGGCTTTTCTGGTGCTGCTGCAGCTGGTTCTCGGCGTTGAGGGCGCGCTGTTCCAGGGTGTCGTAGTCCTGGCGCGGGACGTAGAGGGCCAGAGACGGAGCCTTCTCGCTGTTGGCTGCGGTCTGCAGGGCGACTTTCTTGTCTTCCAGCAGCTTGTTGATGGCTGTCACGGCTTCCTCTTCCGTGGCGGTTTCGGGCAAGCCAAGGGCCGCCAGGATGGCTGCAAGCGCCATATCGGATTCCTCCGGTTGTTGTGAAAGGAAAGCGGCCTGCTCGGAGTTGAGGGCCTTGGTGAGCAGGTTCGGCTTGTTGACCAAGGCGAAACTGCTGAAGCGGGCGATGCGCCCGGTGCGCTCGTCGAAGGCGAACACCGGTGAGACGTAGCGGTACTCCCTCGACTCAATGGCGTTGCGCGCCTTCTGCGTCCACTCCACGCGGGCCTCCACCGCGCCACGCTCGTTGACGCGGTACTCGCGCGCCCAGCCGGAAGCCTCGGCCGCTTCGCCCTTGGGGGCTTTCAGCTCGGTGGCGTGGTTGTAGTCGAAAGGCAGATCGGTGCCCTGGGTGTGGGCAACCGTTTCGGTGATGACCTGGTTCGGGTCGTAGGACCACTGCCGGCCATCGCGGCCGCCAATGGTTGGACCAGGAGGAAGGACCTCGACCCACTCGGGCACGTCAGTACCCAGCTCGAAACAGAGCGCGGTGGCGAGGGGGGCTTTGAGTGGGGGCGTCGTTTTCATGTCGCCATAGTCGGCGACAGGTGGGGGCCAGTTTTAGAGGAAGGGGTTCAGCAGAACTGCAGGGCAGTTGGCGGGGCTAAGTTGCACCAGGTGCAGCGGGAAGTCAGAATGGCGTCCCCAGTTTTTTGGGGGTCCGCATCAAGGCCCCTCCGGCCCCAGCACTCCCCCCTCTGTCAATCTTCTGTGGTGCGCGCGTTTGACCCCCGTCCTATGACTTCCGGCCGGCATCGACTGATGCCGGCCGGAGGATCAGCGTTCCGCTCGCTCTTGGCGGTTAGCTTCCTGCAGGTTGGCCAGGGCCAGGTCGTTACGCAGACTGCAGACGAGACGCTCAAGTTCCCGCACCAGGGCCTGGTTCAGCTCCAGGTTCGCGTGTTTGATATCAGAGCTGATGCGAAACTCTTCCGACTCGGCGACCACCCGCTTATGCTCAGAGGCGGGCACCAAGCCAATGAATCGGAGTCCCTTCCGAACACCCGCCCGTATCGCAACAATCCACCCGCTAGCCTTAACTCTGCTCATCGCGTAACCCTCGCTCTACCGTTAGACCGCCGTTAGATTTGCGCAGGACGCGCAAACCCCTTCTCCCGAGTACATCCGCCGCGCCTCATTCCTCATCGTCGCGCCTACGCGATTTCTGAGGCCGTTTCGGTTTCGCTAAGACGGTGGACGTCTTTTCCTTTTCTTCCAGGAGCTGCTCGGCTTGCTTCAGCCGGGGCACTGCGCCTGGGTTGTAGGCCCAGCCAGGCTCGATCCCCTCGGGCACCTGGAGCACCTGGCCGGTGCGCTGGTTGATGAATTCCAGGAGCTTGCCGGTCGGCGCCTCGGTGATGTAGTTGCCACTCGCCTGCAGGCGCTCGGCCTCACGGCGACTGACCTGACGCACCCAGCACTTACAGCCCCAGCCGTTGGGCGGGAAGTGGGTCTGCCAGAACGGATCGTCTGCAGGCAGCAGGATGCCGGCCCAGCTCAGGTGCTCGGCTCGGTGGTGCCGGCTCGGGCCGAGCTGGTACAGGAGGAAGGGCTGAGTCTTCTTCGTGCGCTGGATGCGGTCCCACTGGCCCGCCGCGTTGGCGGTGCGCAGGTTGGTGTCATAGATGACCCGGAGCCGGCGCGGGCTTCCCAGCTGGACCTCGCGGGTCTGCCCGGTCAGCGGATCGAGCATGTCGACCTTGCCCCACCATCCTTGCTTGACCAGGAGCGGCTGCAGCTCGCGGCGGAAGGTGTTGAAGTCTTGGCCGTCCAGGACCATCTCGTCCACGGCGGCGCGGATCGCCTCCAGAATGTCCAGCTTCATGGCCTTGGCGACCGTGAAGATGGTGGCGTGCTCTTCCTGGAACACGTCGCGATGGTCAAAGCCGGGCTTGACACCCTTGGCGCGCATCCAATCTAGCGCTTCCTTTGGCACTGGAACTTGGGGTTGATCCGTCGTCAAAGCGCGTCCCTCACATCGCCCAGGGCGCGAGCCTTGAAGCTTGCGGAGGCCAGCGCCTCGATCAGCGCAGCAGGGTCCATCTCATCGAGCAGCCCCGCGAGCCCAGCCTTGAACTCGTCGAAGCCCTTCGCCTTGTCGGCCAGCGCCTGGATGGGATCGAGCACCGGGCGCATCAGCGGCACCCAGTCGCTCAGGTCGTCGTCGGCCAGCTGGTCTAGCTCGTCGCGCTGCAGCTGCTCGGCGTTCAGAGCCAGTCGCTGTTTGCTGCAGCCGCGACAGCTGCAGGTCTGCTCATGGTTCAGAGCTGGGGTGAATGCGCCAGCCTCCGGGCGAAGTATCGCCGCGCCGGCCTCGGGGGTGGCCAAGCCGAACTTATCCCGAATCTCGTCAGCACTGACTTGCAGGCCACGATCAATGAAGGGAGCAAGGGCATCGGCCAGGGCCTTGAGGTCCTCGGGCTCCGTGACCTGCAGCACTGCCTTGGGGTAAACCTTCTGTGGGCCGAAGTTCAGGTCGACGAATACGCGCACATGGTCACGGTTGACCGTTGCGGCTAGTTGCTTGGCGTCGGACTTGAGGATGTCCTTGCGTACCTCGTTGTGGACGTTCGCCTGGCTCTGGCTGGAACCATCGTCCGTGGTCATGGTTTGGCCCAGGACGGCCTTGCTGATTTGCTTGTCCAGCCACTCAGCCAGCTTCTCGAACAACTCCGCGCCGCCTGCCGAGTTGGATATTTCCTGGAAGTCGATTCTCATGCCGGCCGGCAGTACTGCCGCCGCATCGGCCGCCAGCTGCGCCACGGCGCGGCGCAGGACCGCGATGTCGTCAGGCTTTGCGGCGGGGTCATATCGACCGATCCGCAGCGGGATGCCGTAAAGCTCGGCATAGCGCATCCAATCCTTCTGACCGAATGCCTTGCACATGAACGCCACGGCCACCAGGCGGGCGACACCGCCACGAATAGCGAGGCCGGACTTGAGCCGGGGCGTATGTACCAGGAGCCGATTAGGCGGCAGCTCGGTCAGGGTGCCATCCAGCTGCAGGAGCTGCAGGCGTTCGCCGGTTTCCCGGTCGAACTGGAACCAGCGCGGGTCGCGGTGCTTGTAGGCCTTGGGCCAGAGCTTGCCGTCGCGGTACTCCCAAAGAGGCTCGACGACCGAATAGCCCTTGCCGATGGCGTCTAGGAGGTCATCGAGCATGTCGCCGAACTGCGGCGCCTCCACCAGCTGGCGCACCGCGTCGGCGATTTCTTCATCTCGCGGGTCGCTGCTGGCCGCCTCGACGGCGATGGAGAGGCCCGACACTGCGCGCTTTCGCGTGCCCAGGACCGCCGCATAGTGCGGGTCCTTCTCTTCCATTTCCTCGGCTAGGGTCAGGTAATCCCGCGCATCGCCCTGGGCGGCCGCCTGCAGGATGGTACGGAGCCGGCCAGGGTCGATGCTGGTGGCGATGCTGTCCGTCGACCAGGCCTGGCGCACGCCGGTAACGCTGGCGTGTACCACCTCGTCCAGGATGTTGAGCTTCGGGATCGGGCGCCCAGCGCTATCGAGAATGGGGGAATCGGCCATTACAGAACACCTCCGATGCCCCAGCCAAGGGACATCTGGTCATCGTTGTCTTCAGTTCGGGCGCCTGGCTTGGGCACCGCGTGGAAGGCATAGGTCCAGCCGGCCACATGGTTGAGCGCGGCGAAGTTCATCAGTGCGCCTGCGATTGCGCCGTCACCGTGGCGCACTAGGTCGGCGTCCTTAAGGTCCTTTCGCTCGATCTTTGGCACCATCGGAATGCCGTCGATGAACTCCACGGCCCGGTGGTCATCCTCCAGCGAGGCGTCCCGAGGCAGCGAGATGAACCCGTCCTGGAACAGATCGATGTACTTGGGCATCCACTCGCCGTACCACGCCCTGGAGAGCGTGACTTCGTGGATGCTGCCGCCTTCCCAGCGCGCCTCGTCCTTGTTCCACACCGCGCGGCCGTAACGGTCGCCGGTGTACTCCATCAGCGTCTGGCCGGGGCCGGTGGCATCCCCGGCAAAGGTCCATTGCCGCTTCCGGTCCTTGAGCCAGTCGAGCATTGACCAGAGGATTTGCTCTTGCTGGCGTGTAGGTGCGTTGGCCAGCTCGATCACGAAAGGCACATCGCGGCGCAGGTCCTGGGTGATTCGTGCAGGCGTGATGACCGAGAAGTGCCGGTGCCGCGCGAAGTCCATGCCCACCGCCCAGCGGCCCTCGAATCCCTCGGCAGCCTTCTCCAGCTCGGGCAGCAGCTTTACGGCGCACCAAGTGGCGCCCCACACCTCGCGCTCACGCTCGGATCGCTTGGGGAAGTCATCGTCGAAGACGACACGCAGGATCGGCCGTCCTTCCTCGGACATGGCGCGCTCGATCCAGACGCCCGGAATTCCCGAGCCATCGCCATCCCTGGGGATCACGTCCAGCTCTTCGCGCATGGCGGCCTTGCGCGGGCCGTAGGCCGAGCGGATCGCGGTGTACCAGTCGCGCTTACCGTCGGCGGTGGCCACGGCGCCACGCATGAAGCAGGCCCGCTCATACAGACCATTGGCCACGGCGTCGTCGAAGGAGATGCGGATGCACCGGGCTTTCTTGCCATAGCGCCCCGCGTTCACGTCCTGGACCAGTTGGTTGAAGGCGTTCTTCTTCCCCCGGTGGGACGACCAGACGCGAATGCGGCCGCCCCAGATCAGCAGCGCGGTGGCCGACTCCAGAACGTGACTGACATTCTTGTGCAGTGCGGCCTCGTCGATGTCGACCTGGCCCTGCAGGCCGTGGATGTTCTCCGGCCTGGACGACAGTGCCGTCACCCGGAAGCCACTGGCGAAGCGCACGCGGAACGCCTGAATTTCCCGGCTGCCGCCATCCTCCAGCTGGTCCGTGAAGATGTGCTGCTCAACCATCGTGCATTGGCCGCGCGCCACGATCTGCGCGAACTTGCCGACGTAGCCGATGAACTCCAGCCCCTTTTCCTTGGTGTCGGCCATGTACCAGATATTGGAGCCCCCGGCGTCCTTGGCGGACGCGGCGGTGATGGTGTCGGTCAGGGCCTGGGCGAAGGTGATGCCGGTCCGGCGTCCCTTCTCACACACGGCAATGTCCAGGTCCTGCTGCATACTGATCCATTCGGCCTGGTGAGCCATCAGCACACCCGAGGCCCTGGGATCGAAGTCAGCAGGAAGCGCGCGAACAGCCGCAGGAAGCTCTTCCCAGTCGACAAGCCGCTCGGTATCCGGCAGCGCTGCAGGAACTGCCATCGTCACATCCCCTTGAGTACTTGCTCGCGCCAGTAGCTGGCTTCCTCGGCGCTCAAGCCTCGGGCCTGGGCGGCGTTGTCGATGCGGTCGGCCGCTTCCTGGAGCGCCGTGCGGCGAACCTCGGCCTCGGCGGCGTACTTCTTCTGCACCACGGATGCCTTGACCAGCTCGGCCACGGTCTTGCCGACTTTGCTGATGTCGAGCTTGCCCTCGGAGGACAGCAGAAGGCTGAAGAGCTTTTCCTGGGTGAGTCGCACCAGGGCTTCGTTGACTGCGCCGTCATCGTCGGGCGCCACGGCAACCACCGCCTGGGCCTGATCGCGGGCCATCTTGAGGGCCGCCAGGCGCTCTTCGAAGTTCTGGCCATAGGTGTGCAGGGCTGACTTACCGATGCTGAAGCCACGCGCCTCCAGCTCGGCCGAGAGCGCCTCGTAGCCGGAGAAGTTGGACTCCACCAGCGCCTGATCCAGCCAGGCCTTAACCTTGGCCGGCAGTTGCTTGACCTTCGAACGGGGCGGCATGTCAGGTGCCCCCGTTTGCCCAGTACTTCTCAGGGCGCGCGATACCGGGGTGGCACTCGATGGTGTACTCGGCGATATCTGCGCCGATGTGGGTCAGGCCACAGACCCAGTGGCCGGAGGGCTTTTTGTCCAGGGTGACCAGCATGCGGTCGGCCAGGTAATCCAGCTCCCTGCGCAGCTCCAGCGGCGTGGCGTCGGGGTAAATGCCCTGGATGGTGGAGAGCACGACGGTTTCGTGCGGGTCCACTGGCCGCGAGGTGTTGAGGGTCAGCAGGATGAACCAGCGGAGGGATTCCCGGCGTGCCTTGGCGGGGTCAATCATTGCGCGCTCCTTTGAGCAGGATGTTTTCGAACTTGAGCGCCAAGCCATCCAGCTTGGCCTCGATCACCGATTGCCCGCGTACCCAGTCTTCTCGGCGGACATACTCCATGGGCAGCTCAGCCTTGAAGTTGAGGAAGGCGCGCTCCAGCTGCTGCACCGCCAGCGCGTCCTTGTCCTGGCGCTCCAGGACCTTGGCGAAGTTCTTTTCCCAGTGCTCGCCGGCTTCGCGGCGCGCCTCATCCTGGGCGGCGAACTTCTCGGAGAGGCGTTTCTCGAACTGCCACAGCAGCAGCCGGACCAGGCCGACCACAATCCCGGCGAAGGTGGACAGCAGCGTGATTGCCCAGCCGATCATTTCAGTTGCCATCAATGGCCCTCCAGGACGTTGATCAGAGCGTCCAGCTGAGCGGCCGTGCCTTGGCACTGCTCGGCATAGCGGACGTGGTGGGCCAGGACGGCGCGCTGATCGACGCCTGAGGGGAGCTGCTCAGCGGGGTCGCCTGCTGTGGCCGGCGCAGCAGTTCCTGCGGGATCAGCCGCGGCTGGCATTCGGGCTCCGGTTGCTTCGTCGTAGATTCGCACCCAGCCGCGAGTAAGCACGCAAGCAGGCACAGGCTTAGGCGGGGCATCGAGCGCGTCCCGGTATAGGTCGTTGACACGGGCAATCTCTCCAGAGAGTCGGTCGGTGGTGTTGCGGTACTGGCGTTTCTGCTCGGCCAGGTCGGCAGCGAGGTGGTCAGCTCGGGCGGCTTGTTCTGCTTCACGCTTCGCGCTGGCTTTGGCATCAGCCGCTGCCTGCTGGGCTCTGCGAGCTTCCGCCTCGGCGTACTTGCGCTGCTGCAGCTCCAGAGCGGCCTTTCCCTCGGCCTGCGCCGTGGCGTGCCCCTGAGCCCGTGCGGTGTCCTGCATCGCCTGCAGGCGAAGCCCCAGGCAATAGAGCGCCACCCCAAAGAGCACCAGGACGGCGACTGGCGCGATCAGGCGCGAGAGGTTCAGGCTCAAGGCTTGATCCTCCCGGTGATCAGCAGCGGGTATTCCGCGATGAACGCGGGATTGGCCAGGGAGCAGACCAGGCAGAAGGCGGCAAACAGCCCCTCCACCACGTCCAGGAGGAAATCGGGGACGCCATTACGGACGGTGACGTTCGGGCAATCCGTCTCCAGATCGCCCAGGTAAATCGGTACGCAGGCGCAGAACCAGCCGTAATGGGTGAAGGTGGTGCCCAGCTCGCTGGCCGGCACTCGGTTGAAGAAGACGCTCACAGGTCGGCCTCGCACAGTTCGCGCTCGGCCGCACGTCGACGGACCAGGCCGCGAAGTTGCGAACCGCCAGCGCGGGTCCAGTTGGAAAGCTGCGCGCAGGCCTGGGCGATCCGGCCCGCCTGCAGCTCGCGCAGCATGGTTGAGTGGGTGCCGCCCTTGAGCCAGACGAATCCGTCCTTCACGCCCGGTCCACCGGGGCCGACGTTGTAGATGAAGGACAGGAAGGCGGCGATGGTCTTGGCTGGCAGCCGGTCGATGACGTCCTGGGGCACCCACGCTCCGAATACCTTGGCGGCTTCCTCCAGGCCCTTGCGGGTCAAGGCATCGCACTCATCCGGCGTGGCCTGGTCGCCCAGCTTTACGCCTCGGGTCCAGCCGTCGCAGATCGTCGGGATGCCTACCGGATCGATGTACGCCAGCAGGTTGCGCCCTTCGAAGTAGCCCACCAGGGGCGTGGCAACGCTCAGCGCACCTGCCAGCACGCGGGTCTTAATCCCCATTGCCACCTCCCACCAGGGCCTTGAGCTTGGCCAGCTCGCGGTTGCCCACCTCGGGCGCCGACTTCTTGAAGTCACTGATGCGGTAGCTGGTGTCATCCCGGCGCGGTGCAGGCTGCGGACCTTCGGTCATCGAGCGGCGGCGGCCGCTGATGAATTGGCGGTAGGCCTGGATATGCGCCCAGCCGGTTCGAACGTGCTCTTCCACCAGGTCGCGCCAGTGGGATGGGCAGCGCTCCATCAGGCTGCGGCGCCGCTCCAGGCTCGACTCGGCCAGGACCTGCGCGGCGTACTCGCGCGGGCTGCAGGGGGCGTGATGTTTCGGGAGAGTGTCCATGCCGCCATGGTGCTGACTTGGCGACGTCGGATTTAGAGGAAGGGGTTCAGCAGAAAGACAAAGCCCCGCGAGTGCGGGGCTTAGTCGAAGAGGTCAGGCGTGCTGTCGAGCGCTGGCGGCAGCACCTGGTCAAGGATGATCCAGATACGACGGTCGCTGAGCTGATAAGTTCGCGCCAGCTCGGCAACAACTACCCGAGCGCCCACGCCTTCCCGGACAGCCTGCTCAAACTGGCGGTGAATCTCCAAGTCGCGGAGGCGGCGCAGGGCCGCGTCACAGCGCGGGATGTAGATGGTTTCGCCGCCAAGGCGGGCGGTGAGACGCTGGGCCGCCTCGTCGCCGATGATGTCCACCAGGGCGGCAACCTTGATCTGGCCGTTCCGCCCCTTGCCGCGTGAAAACTCCCAGGTCGTACCTCCCAGCTCACTCACCAGGCGCAGGGCCGCATTCATCCCGACGACCTGGGCAATCTCCAGGACCTGCCCAGGAAGCTGATCGCGTACCTGCTCCAGGTTCATACCGGACGCCCGTTGCGCTTGGCGTCATAGGCCAGGGCCGCGACCAGCTTGCCCAGCTGTTTGCAGTCCATCCACTCGATCTGGTCGACCTTGCAGATGCGCTTGCCCATCGCCTCGGCATAGCTCCAGGGGCGATTGGCCTCGGCGAGGAACGCCTCGATCTTGTTGACTAGGCGCTGACGATCATCAGCTACCTGCGGGGCCGGACGGTCTGCCGGCTTGCCGGTGGACTGCCAGCCCAGGCGCTCCAGCTCGGCCAGCACACGGCCGATCTGGCGCGGGGTCAGCTTGGTGGACGACGACACGCCGGCCACGCGCTCCAGGAGCGCGCGGTAGGTGTCGTCTTCCATGCCCAGCTGGCGGCGGGCGATCTGGATCAGTTGGCGGCCTTTGCTGCTCATACCAGGTTCCTCGGCTGGATGTCGTGATGGAGCTTCTTGGGGGTACGGCGGGCCATGTTGCCCAGGAGGCGAAGCCCCAGGGTTATCGCCTCGGCCTCATCGTCAAAGCCACCCACCAGGCGTACTGCCTCGATGTCGGCCCGAGTGCCGGCGTAGGCCTCAAGCTTGATCTTCTCGGCGCCCAGGGCTGCCTTACGGGCCTTGCGATTGGCGCGCAGCCGGCGCTGGCGGATGGCGTCCTGTCGGCGAACCTTGTCAGTGCGTGGCTTGGCCATGTTCACCTCAGGTCAGGGCCAGCGGGGCGGAGCCGCCGACACCGTGGTTGAGCTGCACGTCGTCGGCTGCGTCGATGCCTCTGCCTGCATCGCGCATGTCGCGCTCACTCAGGTTGCCGCTCTTGCTGTTCCGGTCGATGGGCTGGGTCTCCACCGTTCTCGGGTAGTGCTTGAGCATGTAGGCCCCGGTTGCATCGGACGGCTTGGCATTCCCGGCGAACTGGTTGACCTGTTTGCGGACGGCCCACACCCAGCCTTCGCAGAACATGTCGGCGCGCTTGGTCTTGTTGGCCGGCTTGCAGCGCTTCAGCTCGCTGGCAATGTAGTCGCGACGGGCTTTGCGCACCTGGCGCAGGAGGATGGTCATCGTGTACCCAGCGACCTCGGCCATCTCGCCGATGAACCGCCACTGGCCTGCAAACGAGATGAACAGCATCTGGCAGGAGTAAGCCTGCGCCACCGTGTGAGCTAGCGATGCCTCCCACTGCGCCGGGGTCATTTTGGAGCCGCTGGCCGCGCTGTGCTCGCAGACCTCAGAGAGCGCGACATCAACCTCTCCGAGGCCGAACTTCTCCATCATCGCCCGAGCCTGGCGCATCGCGGCGGCCGCTTCGTGCGGGTTGCTGCTCCCGGCCAGGCGCAGCAGTTTCTTGATCTTGTCTAAAGCCTTGCTGTGATCCATGTATTCCTCGGCTGCTCGTCAGTACCCAGCCACCACGCTGGGCAGACCGCTCCGGCCAGGCCGGGGCGGTTTCGCTTAGTGGATGGTGGGTTTCCCCTCGGTTGATGGCGCCTGCTCCTGAGCCTCCGCACGGACGGCCTTGCACTTGTCGCACTGGCAAGTCCCTTTCTCTGCCGCACTCTTGGTGGCCTTTGGCACGATGTCTTTGGCGACATACAGAAGGGCCAATGCGGTGATAGCGGCCGGACCATCCTTTTTGCCTGTTCCATCCAGGACGATGCTCAGCCCGTTGCTTTCCTCGGTAATGGTGATGGTGAACTTGCTCATGAATCCCCCTAGCGCAGGCAATGAAAGGTGATGTGATAGTCGCGGGCGATCTGGCGCACCCGCTTGGGATGAAGGCGCAGGTCATGGGCCGCCATCTGCGGCGTCCATCCGCGCTTGGCCATCGCCTCGATCCGTGCGGCCATCGGCGGCAAGAGCGGGCTGGGCGACGGTCCTGGCTCGTCGTCGAAGGCGTCGACAGGCGCGGCCTCCGGCTGGAGTACTTCCTCCAGCTCGGCCGGCTCGACTGCAGCGACTTCCTCGACCTGGAGCGTTGGCAATGGCGGCACCTGGTCCATGCCCAGGGCCTGACGCGCCAGGCGTGCCTCGACGCGGCAGAGCGTCCGGTAGATCAGCTGTGCGGCACGCTCGTGCATGTCAGTGCCCCTCCGCAGTGATCCGCCAGCGGCTGTCGCGGCTGCCTTCGCGCACGTCTTCGATGCACTCGACTCGCAGGGCGGCGTCAGGGAAAAGCTTGTGGCCCAGGCGCTTGGCGCATTGCTCGCGGCTCCAGCTGCAGCTGGCCGACTTGCCCTTGCTGGTGGCGGTGTAGCCGTCGCCAGCGCGGCGCATGTTGAACTCGATGGAGTCGCTCATGACTTGGCCTCCCGCATTTCCCGGAGGGCTTCCAGGACCTTTGCCACGGGGTCCAGGTACTCGCCAGTGATGGCAACCACTACCAGCTCGTTGCCGTTGTCCAGCGTCAGGTGCATGACGTCGAAGGCGTTGGCATCGAGCTGCTCGGCCTCGTCGATCATCTGGCGGACGCTCTTGTCCAGGTTCATGTCATCGAGCAGAGGTGCTTGTCCCATGTCACACCCCCATTGCCCGAAACTCGGGACCGTTACGCTCACCAAGCCACTGGATATAGCGCGCGACAGCCAGCAGCCCATCGCGCTGGTTGGGCGCTTCCGGGACTCCCGGTACCAGCAGCGATTCGTTGTCGTAAGCAAGGCGCGCGGTGACTTCGATGTTCTCGCGCACCACCGCGTCCTCACCTCGGGCAATACCTATGCCTCCCTCGGGGACCTCCGGGCCGAACTGGATCAGGCCACTGGCCCAGCAATAAGCGATGATCTTGGCCATGATCACACCCCCGCCAAGTCAAGGCTGATGGGGCGGAACTGGTCGCTGTCGCCGATCCGCTCATAGAGGCGGATGTAGGACTTGGAGCCGATGACCTGGCACGCCTCGCCGATGGCCTGCATCGCCCGCTGCCAGCGCTCGTCCTCAATGGCCAGGCGTCGCAGGGCGAGCACACGGGCGGTTCGGATTTCGCCCTTGGTGTCCGTGCGGAATGCGTCGTTTACCAGCGTGACGACCTCCGGGCGGGCACCCTCGGTCCACTCCTGCAGGCATTCGTCGATCAGCGCGCGCGCCGCCTGCAGGCGCTCGTCAAAGGCGATGCTCTCCTGAATGGCGCGCACGATCTTGTACCGACCATCAAACGACATCAGCGTGACATTGCCTTTCTTCCCACCCAGCTTGACCTGGTACTGCTCGGCGGACAGGTCAATGAACGCCTCGATGTCGCCAAAGGCTGCGGCCTTGAAGCGCTGCAGGGTGTCCTGGACTGCCAGGCCCTGCTGCACCAGGTCGACGACCAGGGCGTCACGGGTCTTGTCGATGGGCTTGATCATGTCTTCATGCACCAGGCGGCGCTGCGCGTCGAAGCGGAAGCCCTCAGGAATTGCGATTTGGTTCATGTGGTTGCTCCTGCGGATCAGTGGAAAGTGAGGTCGATGGGGGTGGGGCTGGCGAAGTCGCGGTAGCTGATCGGCTCGGACCAGGTGACTTCCACGCCCTGGAACTGCGCGCTGTAACGGGTGCTGCCCGCCGAGCCCTGGCGCTGGTAGCCGCAGACCAGCTTCAGGCCCACCAGACGGCGGCCGTCCTCGGGACTGATGACCAGGCGGTATGCCTCTGGCTCGATGCGGTGCAGGCGGATACCCATGCGCTGCAGGTCGCGCGCCGCGCTGTTGAAGGTCCGCAGCCGATAAGCCAGGCGCGGGGTCAGGACTTTCAGCTGAGTGTTAGTGCTGGCTTGCATGGCTCGCCTCCAGGGCATTCGCGCAGTTGGGGTTGTGGGTGCAGTGCTGGCAGGCCTTCCACTGCTGCATGGCCTGCGGGTTGTGCGTCGGAGCCTTCTTTTCGCGGTACTTTTGGCACTCGATCAGACTGATGGGCTCGCCCTGGGCGGGGCAGTCCAGGGCGCCCAGGGCGGCCACCACCCGGCGCTCGACCGCCGAGGTGCTCGGCGACGGGTAGCGATTGGAGAGCACCAGGCTGACCGCAGAGCGGCTCATGCCGATGCGCTCACCGGCACGGGTGCGGTTGGTCTGCTCGACCTCGGCGGCCAGCAGGCAGACCCACTGCGGGGGCTGCTCGCCCCAAGCGGACAGATCGACGCGGGCATTCATGCGCGCACCTCACGCGCCAGGTCGTTGAACAGGCGCAACGTCTCGATGCCTTCCGCGCGCTCGCTGTCGTCGGGGTGGAACTGGGCGACCATGCGGCCGGCCAGGCGCTCGATGGGCTTAGCTGCTGCGAGCAGGTCGGCTAGTGCTTTCTCCAAGCAAGCCTTTTCCAGCCGCAGGCCAGCCAGCTCGGGGCTGTCCGGTATGTCCTTGGTCCAGACCACTTGGTCCAGGTTCGGGTCGTAGACCTGTTCGAAGGTGCTGCGCTGATAGACCGGGTGCTGCGGGCCGCTGTAGCGCTGGCGCACTAGGTGGTAGCGGGCAGGCTTGCCTGGGGTCCCATCGGTGCGAGTGACGTAGCCGGCGAGGGTCAGCCCCTGCAGGTAGGTGCGGGCGGCCAGTTCGGTCATGGTCACGCCGTTGACGCTAGCGTGCTCCGCCGCCTCCGCTGCGCTCAGTGCGCCCAGGATGCGCAGCGTGCGCCAGACGTTCTCGACGGCCGACGATGGGACGCGCTGGCCACCCTTGTTCACGCGGGGCGCTTCGGCGCCCTCGTCACGGGTCAGCTTCCAGCGTGCATTGCGCTTACCCAGGGACTCCAGGCGCTCGACAATGCCAGCCTTCTGCAGAGCACGCAGATAGCTGCCCACGGCCTCGTCATCCTGGCTGGACAGGCGCGCCACGTTGTATGTGGTCAAGCCCTTCGGGTCGCGGGACAGCGAGCGGATGGCTTCCCACATGTGCTGCCGTGGCAGCTTGCCGCCAGTCATGGTGAGGTGAATGGGTTTACGGGCCATCTTCAAGCCCTCTGCGCCGCAGGGGCTTCGCCGGTAAACCAGCCGCGATTTCCCCACAGTTCCATCCCAAAGCTCTTGACGCCGTGGGCCTGTGCCTCGGAGTTGATGCGGTAGAGATTTACAGCCGCCCGACGCAGGCTGCCGCGTACATTGCGGCGCAGGTCGTCAAGCAGTTCGTCCTCAATCTCCAGGCCCGGATAGGCTGTCTCGGCCAGGGTGCGCAGGTCGTCCAGTGTGGCGGGCTGGGCGGGAACCCACTCCAGGACGCGGTTGTGCAAGCGTTCCAGCTTTGCCAGGCTGGCTGGCACACCCTTTTCGCCGATCAGCACGATGGTTCCCTGGCTGGCGTTGTGAAGGTCGGTGATGACGTTGGCGACGGCCTTGTCCAGCAGGTACTGGGCATCGTCGACCAGCAGCGGGCGCCCGGAAAGAGTCAGCTGCTCGGCCACCTGATCGACCATCTCGCTCAGCGTGCGGCTCGGCACCAGGCCCATCTCGCGCAGGATCGCTAGCAGGAAAGCCTTTTTGGTCCAGGCGTCACGGCACTCGACGTAATAGGCCCGGTGGCGATTGGCGGCGACTGCGGCGGATACCGACTTACCCAGACCGGATGCGCCGAACATGACCACTAGGCCCGGCAGGCCCAATGGGCGTTGCAAGGCTCGGTCAATAGCGCTGGACAGCAGGCCCACATTGGTCAGCGGGGCGATTTTTACGTTACTCATTTGCTCACTCCTTGGCCGCTATCCGGCGGCCGCTTGGTTATGCGGTGGCCGCGACGAATTCGAAGGTGCGGCGGATGGAATCCAGGTTCGGGTTGTTGGCATAGCTCACCAGCCACGCGGCTTCTGCTGCTGGCAGGACTTCACCGGCATCGCGGCGAGCGGCCAGGCGGTTCCACAGGCGATAGCGCCCCATGTCGTCGTCAGGCAGTACGAATGCCGGCTCAGCGGCGATCAGCTCCAGGGCGGTCTGGCGAGCGTCGGCAAGCTGCTCAGGGGCAAGCTCGCGGCTCGGGGTATCGGTAGGGGCGATCAGCTCGACACGGCGGCCAGTGAGCGTCTCCAGCTTGTCGATGGAGCGTTTCATCTGGCCTTGCTCGCGGCGCTCGTAGGCCTGCTCCAGCATGGTCTTGGGCATGTAATCGCTGGCATTGCCATCGAGCAGGGCCTCGCCGATCAGCGCACCTTCTAGGGTGCGAACCCAAACGCGGGAAGCATCACGCACGTCGTAGGCGACTCGGACCTCTTCCTGGTGCAGAGCCACCAGGTCCTGGAGGAAGTAACGCTGGTTGGCCCAGGTGACTTCGCCGCGACGAGTCGGGCGCACCACCTGGGGCCGCAGCAGGTCCTGTACCAGCTCGGCGGGCGCCATCATTGGTTCCCAGCCACCCTCAATGGCGGCTTGCCATGCCTCGTTCGGACTCATGTGGCGTGGCTTGCCGGTCTGCGGATCACGAATTTTGGCTAGCCCACGGTGCGGGCGGTTGTTGTACTGCTCCAGCTCGTACTCGACGCCGGCCATGAACTCAGCGAAGGTCGGAATCAGGCGGGTGCTGCCCGACTCGCGCAGTTGCTTGCGGCTGATGCGATGCACAGCCGTCCCCGCATGCTTGTCCATATCGGCGCCGATGTAGCTGGTCAGTTTCTTCGCTGCTGTCACCCAGATGGACTGGTGCGCACGCTCGACCAAGCCGCGCGCCTGGCTGTTGTAAGGCAGCGCGTGGGTCATGGTTCCGCCCAGGCGGTCGACCACCTCGCGCACCGTGTCATTGGCGAAGCCCGAGCCGTTGTCCACATAGAAGATGGCGAACATACCGCCGCGCTGAATGGCATCTCGCAGCGCATCGAGCACACCCACGGTGGACTCGGCTTCGCCGATGGAGATGCCCATAGCGCGCCGGGTCGCTACGTCCAGGACAGTGGTCGTTTCAGGGCGATACGGCTTGCCGGTGCGGGGGTTGATGACCTCGGCGTCGAATTTGTGGCCGTCGGCGGTGTAGACGTCACCCGGCAGCAGGTTCTTGGTGTCGCGGCGCTTGAAGGCCTGCAGGGCCTTGAGTTCTTGCGGGCTCCGCCGACCAGTCTCGCGGGCCTCCGGCGACAGCTTGTCTAGGAAGCGGCGGACCTGGTGAATGCTTGGGCGGTCGCCTTCGCATTTCTCGGCATATTCGGCATAGGCCGCTTCAACGCTGGGTTTTGTCGGCCGCTGGAAGCAGCGCAGGAAGGCGGGCGCCCAGGTAGGCACGCCCATGTCCGGCTTGCGCCGAGCTGGAGCAAGCGCCGACTCACCGCCGTTGCGGTAGTCGCTCAACCACCGTTTGAGGGTCCGCTCAGATAGGGTGCGGTCTGCTGTCTTGCGGTCATTTGCTTGCGCTGCCTTGCTGGCCAGGTATGGACTCAGTTGCCCATCGCGTGCCAGGCCGACCAGCGTTTCAATGGCTCGCTGCTGGCTGACCATCTCGCTCATGCGCTCGATTTCACGCACGAAGGCGAGGCGCGCGCTCATGACGTTGCGCTGATCGTCGGTCAAGCGTGACGCGGAAACAGCGTCACGCTTAGGCACTAGGATGGTCTGCGCGGAGGACATCTGCTGAGAGGACGTGCTCTGCTGATCCGCCACCAAGCGGACCAGCAGAGCGGCCTGAGCCTCTTTCGGTAGCGCAGCGAAGCCGTACTCCACGGCCTTCGTCCCGAGACGACGCTGGCCTTCCCACCCCTCACGCTTGGCCAACTTGAGGACGCCGCGCTCCGTGCCCGGCAGCCCTGGCAGGCCAGCCAGCTCGCTGGCAGTGAACCACTTACGCATGGGGAGCCTCGCTTGCTTCAAGCTCAGCGATCAGAGCGGCCCCAAGGTTCAGGGCTGCAGTGCGCAGCCACTCGCGAGCGTCGGTCCATGCGCCGACTTCTACTCCAGAACTCTCGGCCTCTACGCACCTATAGAACTCAGTCGCGTTGCGCAGATCATCTAGTAGTGCCTGAGGGATACGGGTCATGGACGACCTCCCAGCAGGCACCCACGCCGAGCAAGTTCGTAATCGCTGATGGTCGCCATGCCGCGATCATCCGCGCCAGACAAGCCGATCCATTCAGGATTGAACAGATGGTTGATCGCAGGACGCCCTTTGCCTTGAGCAGGAGTGCGCCCCTCGAAGCGGGCGCGATACTCACCTGTGCCAAAGGCCTCGCGAATCACCAGCCAAGTACCTGGCTTCAAGTGCGACGGTCTCATGCTGCACCTCCAATCTGGCGGCGCAGGGCACGTGCCTGGCGTGTTGCCTCTTCGCGGATGCTCTCCACTCGACCGAGTTCGGCCAGCAGAGCATCACGCCCCCAACTGACGCGGCCACCCCTGACCGTGACGATCAGGTCAGACAGTTGATGGCTGCCACAAACCTGCTCCAAGAGCGCGGCCCGGTAAAAAGGCAAGTTGTGGTCGATGCGGGCGGGGCTTGACCAGGCGTCCAGCATCGCCTTGCTGATGTCTTCGCCAGCGAGGTGCGACATCTGCGCGGCAACGTCAATGCGCTCAAGCCCGGTGCTCTTCGCGCCGCTCAGCATTTCGCTGATGATTTCGCTTACCTGGACGCGGAAGTCGCAGGCGCTGACCAGCTGGGGCTGGGGCACATCGAAGTCGATGTTTATGGTGCGGTCGTCTTTTCCGTGACGCATGTTCAAGCCTCCGTTCCGGTTTTACGGTGCGGAACAGGAACGTAACGGCTAGACTGGGCACGCTCGGTACACTGATATTGCATCGTGCTTTCCGCGCGATTAGGGCGCTGCCGTTTTGGGGTGCCGTCGCTGTTCCAACGCTCTGGCCAAAGCTGCTGTGGCTCGACACCGAGAGCAGCAGCGATTGCGCGCTCAATGCGGGGATAGGGGGTTGTTTTTACTGCCCGGATTGCGCGGTCAGTAACAGTCAGTTGCCGAGCCAGCTCGGCTGCCGAGGAACCCCGAATTCGCAGTTGGTACTTGATCCACTCCCAGCGCTGGGCTGGGTCGCGTGGCATGTTGTTGGCGTCCATCTCATGACCATCTTGGCGGGTGGTTGCTTTAGGCCGTCTAACGACCTGTTGCGGATAAACATAGCGAAAGAGATAGGCGCCATCAAGCGAAAAAGCTAGTTCCGATTAGCTGATTTGCTTTGTCCGCATAGCTAAAGAGAAAAACCTTAATGAAATCAGACGATTACGCCGAATCGGAACAAACGGAACCGGCAGAGCCCCGCGTTCCGTTTAGTCCGCTGGCAATCGGAACCAGGATTGAGGAGTTAGCCGCCAGGGTCGGGGGCAAGAGGGAACTAGCAAACCTTTCAGGCATTCATGAGACGCAGCTGTACAAGTACATCAAAGGTGCTAATGCACCCAGCATCTCTGCAGCTGTGGCGCTCGCCGGGGCCGCAGGGGCAAGCCTGGACTGGTTATTACTGGGCAGGTCCTCGCCAGATGCGGCATCGGCCGCTCCGCTAGACGATGAGACGTACGCATTTATTCCGCTTTACGACGCTCGCTGTAGCGCGGGGCACGGTGCGTGGAATGAGCGTGCCAAGGTGCTCACAAACCTGGCGTTTACGCGCTACTCGCTGCGGAAGAAAGGGCTAAAGCCAGATAACCTGGCTTGCCTAAGAAATGATGGTGATTCGATGGTTGGGCTGATCGAGGATGACGATACCGTCATGATTGATCTGAGTCGGGATAGCCTTGAGGGAGAGGGCGTCTACGTCATCCTGCTAGATGACCACCTCTATGCTAAGCGCCTGCAAAGGCAGTTCGATGGGTCGGTCCACATCATCAGCGAGAACAAGGCCTATAACCTGATGGTCGTGCCCAAGGGGCTGACTGACGGCTTACAGATTGTTGGCCGCGTTGTATGGGCTGGCGGCTGGTTGATCTGACGTTCGCGTATCTCCAGGTACGGTGCCAATTGCTCCGCGAAATTTGACGGCTGTCCCCGCAATCGCTTTGCGGGGCTTTGGCACCGATTCTGAAAGGACAGTCTGCTGCAGCCCTTGCCTGCCCTGGCTTCCCCGCCTTCTTCCGGTTTCATCCGGCCTCTTCCGGCTTCACCCGGCCCAGTGCCAAACCTATAACCCCCTCACAGATGGAGGGGCAAGACTTTTTGGTTCCTTTTGTGTCGTTTGACAAAAGGGACTCGCCCGAGGGGGCGAAACAAAATCTCTCTGCACATGCCGAAGCGGCGCAGGAATGCCAAGCCCAAAAGCATCGCGGACAAAGTCCGCTCCTACGAGAGCTGATACTTCATCAATTCGTAGGACGAATAACCGTCGATTGCCACAAAGGCGGATAACGCTGGTGCGCTACCGCCCTACGGTCTGTGCAATGCGGTTCGCGAGCAAGCTCGCTCCTACAGGTGCGTATCTTCGGGCTCTTCGCAGAACCGAGGGAGCGCGTAGTCCTTGCTCGCCCCCCCCCCTGGGCGCGAAACCGGCCGGTTCAGCGAGCTGACCCAACCCTTCGGTCAGCCCTCCTTTAGAGAAAGAAAAAAGGCGGGCGACACACCGTGCCGACCCGCCGAACTACAGCCAAAGGAGTGGGGGGAGTTACCAGTTGAGGACGGCGCCCACCGCGAAGGTGTCGGTGTCCTCGCTGACGGTGGAGCCCTTGCGACCGTCGATCTCGTAGACGTTGTATTCGGCCACCAGCTTGAGGTTGTCGTTGATGGTGCGGAAGTAGGCGATGCCCTTGGTGGAGTAATCCGCCGCGCTGCCCAGGCCGTTGCCGTCGTCGCGGGTCTCGCCGGTGGACAGCGCCACGCGGTTCTTGCCCCAGGTGTAGGAACCCTGCAGCAGCACGCCGCGGCTGTCCACTTCACGCAGCGCGGCTTCGCCGACGTTGTTGGTGAAGAACGGGTTGATGCCCTTGGCGGTGAAGCCCGAGCCGGTCAGCGAGAGGCCGCCCATCTTCGCCTGGATGCCGTAGCCCAGGCCCTTGGAGGTCACGTCGTCCACTTCGTCGTTGGTGTTCTTCGAGGTCTGGTAGGCACCGTTGACCCAGCTGTAGATCTTCGCGCCGCCAACGTCGAACTGGTAGCTGATCTCGCTCTCGTAGCGCGGGTTGTCCTGGTAGGCCTTGTCGTCGAGGCCATCGCTGGCGTCCTTGTCGATCTGGTTGGTGTCGATCGGGTCCATGATGCCGACGGCGACGTGCAGGCCTTCCACCAGGTTGTTGTTGCGGTAGGTGATCTGCGAGGTCGGGAACGGATACGGATAGCCGGTGCCGATGTTGCCGAAGGACACGCCCTTGCCATCCACCAGGCCGAGGGTGTCGCTGGCGTTGCCGAAGCCGGCCAGCAACTCGTCGAGGAAGATGTTGGAGCGGGAGAACAGGCCGAAGTCCTTGCCGATCAGCACCTCGCCCCAGTCGCCGGCAACGTTGCCGTAGAACTGGCGGACGTCGATGGCGGTGTCGGTGCCGTCCTGTTCGCTGTCGTTGATGGTCACCCAGAACGAGGAGCGCCCGGTCAGGGTCAGGCCGTCGATCTTCTTGCCGAAGTTGAAGCCGATGTAGTTGGGCAGGAAGCCCATCTTCACCCGCGACTGGCGGCGGTCGTAGGTTTCGCCGTTGCGGTCGACGTCGCTGTTCACATAGAAGGCGTTGAAGTAGCCATCGGTGGAAAAGGTGGTGTCGTCCTTGTCGTACAGGGTGATGTCGGCACAGGCGGGGCCGGCCAGGGTGAGCAATGCCAGCGGCAGGAGCTGGCGGCGGACGGCGATGTTGTTCTTGTTCAT